TTAGTATATTTCGGTTGTCAATATGTTTTTTTCTTATACGTTAAATAATTTAACGATTCTTATTATTTGTTAGTTATAACCCCTTTTATACTTTTAAGAATATCTAAAATTTTTTTATCTTTTATATCTTCTTCTTTATATGCTTCTCTCTTGCTAGTGCATAATCTTATGTAGTTATTTCCTATTTTTTGTGTTTTAACTACAATATCACAACGTCCCATACAAGCATTTAGACACTTTTGAGATAATGCTGGAGCTTGATATGTCGTTTGTCCGTTATTTTCTGTTTTCTCAACTAGGTGGGAAATAAAAACTATATTCATATTCATTTGTGTTAGTGTCATCATCAAATTTTTCCAAACACTGTTGAATTTATTAAATCCTTTTCCAAAACCAATGTCTGCTAAACTTTCAACTTTAGCCATTTCACATATATGATTTACTAACATTGTTTCTATATCATCAATTAGGTCTATAATTAGAGTTTTGTATGTATGCTTTCCTTTTCCTAATTCCTCTATAACTTCTTTAAATTCTGTGAAATTTTTAATAAATACACTAGGTGTTGTAATCTTTGTTGCATTTCCATCTGTGTTTATTATAAGTGGTGATTCAAACTGTTTGGCTAAATAAGTCTTACCTGACATAGACTCACCCCATATCAAAAAGTTCTTTGGTGTCACATCGGCTGTTTTTAATTCATTTACTGGTAATTTAATCATATTATTTTCCTCCTATAATCATCTACTAATTTGTTAATCAATTTATTAATGCAAAAATCTCATCTAAGATGTCCAATGGATATGTATTTATTGTTCCATATTTACTATCTATTACTTTTCCTATAGCTAAACCACAATCCTTACAAATTTTACTTGCTTTTCTTCCTATAACACTACTATTATAAGTATCTGCATTTATACCTCTAAAATTAGCATATCCTATTACAGTAAAATAGTCGCTTGTTATCATTCTTCTTAGGTTATTCTCTAGTCTAGCATTATTTTTTTCTAATATGTTTAGTCTATTTTCCATATCAACCATAACCTTTGCTTGTGCTAATAGTTGCTCTGCTGGTGTTAGTGGTCTTGTATAATTACCTGTTTTTCTTATTTCTTTTAATATTTCTTTTACTTTCTTTTTCCATTCTTTAGCTATTGGTTTTCTACTTAACATTAAAACTTCATATAAACCATCTTCAGTTAAAAACCACATATTTCTAACCTGACCACTATAATAAATCGGTGAGTTCATTTTCTCATCATTATCAACATTATTTAACATTTGACCTACTTTGTCTTTATCGTACTCAATCCACTCAGCAACATCTCTTGCTAAAAATAATGGGTTTTCAAAATCTCCATATACTCTAAAATTCTTTTCAAATACCACTCTTTCATCAATTAGCATTAATTCTCTCATCTTAATTCCTCCTTATTTACACTTTATTCTCACATAACCTTTTTTATTACTTACTTTACTATACGTTTCAGCTAATGCTGGTTGTTCTTCTCTTAATTTACCACTATCTATTGTTATAGCTTGGCTAGGATTTACTCTTGTAATTTGTAAATGCTCTGTTTCCATAGTTTTTACGTTATATTTTTGCATTAGATTATATAAAATCTCTCTTTGCTCTTTAGCTTCATTTTCTATATTTTTTAACTTTTGTAATTCATTTTCTAGTCTACTTAATTTTGTTACTGTATTTCTATACTCTGTTATCTCGTTTTTAAAATAAAATTCTGCTTCTGTCATTTCAGGGTTTTCTTTTAATCTTTCAACGTCTTTCCAAAAGATATCAGCTTTTCTTAGTATTTCTTTAATAAGTTCTTCATCTCTTTCAATTTCAGTTACTGTAATTCTATTCTCATCAAATTCTAAGTTAAACCAATCATCAGTGTTTTGTATGTTGAAATCAAACCCCTTATAAAAATCATCAGGACGTTTGTATTGCACTAAATAACCTTTATCAACATTAAATTGATACATATAGAGTTGCATTTGTAAAACATAATCCTCTATGCTATCTCTATTACCACCATTAGTCTTAATCTCCAATAATAATCCAGCTTCTTTATCTAATCCATCGCAGTTGCTTCTTAATCCTAAAACCTCATCTATCGCTGTATTTTCTCTAAACTTTAAATTATAGATGGCGTTCACATAATCTCTTATAAAAGGCTCTAATAATTGTCCGTATCTAGTGTATTCATTTCCTTTGTAAACACCTCTTAAACAACCTGCTTTTTCTTTCGCTAATTCATAATAACTTTTGTAGTCACTCACATTGAATAAAGCAGGTATATCACTTCCACCAATATATTTATCCCTGTTTTTCGTTATGTTATCACTTATTTCAATCATTAAATGTTCCTCCTAAATCCTCATCAGTTAATAACTTTTCAGCAAAATCTTTCTTTTCGTTTAGTCTTGCATACACACGTTCTTCTATTGTTCTATTACCAATATACTTATAAACTGTTACTTTGTTCTTTTGTCCTATTCTATACGCTCTACCTAACGCTTGGTCGTAATCCTGAAAAGACCATGTAGGGCTGAAAAAGATAACCTCTGAATTATACTGTAACTCAATTCCTGCCCCACCTGCTTGTATTTGTACCAATGTTGTCTTACCTTTAAGCGTATCATAATCATCAAACTTAGGTATATTTGTTACTGCTCCACTAACTTCATAATCAATTTTCATTATCTTTTTAATCTCTTTTGCTTCTCTATTAAAATTATAGAAAATTAGTATATTCGCCTCTGTATTGCTTCTAAATTCTTTCAAATACTCTAATTTATCTTTAAATCCTGCCGATTGTCTAAGTCCTGCAATAACTTTACTTGTGTTGTCGTATATAATACCATTCCAATATCTGTCTTTTTTTATACTTAAATACTCTTTTCCTGCCTCAAAATATTTCTCCTCAAAGACAAGTGGTGGTAAATCCACACAATCCTCTTTCATTAACGCTTTGCTAGAAATTGATTTCCACATTTCGTCTATTTTATCGGTATTGTTCCACTCTTTTATCTCCCAAAAGCCAATATTGTTAAATCTCTTTACTGCAAATTCTTTTTCATAAGCATATCCTGACTTATAAAAACCAAATATAGACATATAATTACCTAAATCTTGATAACCATTTGAGGCAGGTGTTGCACTCAATAAACAAAATCCATCTGCTTTTTTGCATAAATTTAAAGCGTATTTACTTCTCTGTGTCTTCTTATAGTTTTTTATATAATGGCACTCATCAAAAATCAAATATGTGTCTTGTATATTGTTTCCATTTACATGTTTCAATTTATTGTAGCTAATTACTTTATAATCTATATCATCTATTTTGTTATAATCCTTAAACTTTTTAATCTCTCTATCCCAACCACCCTCACGCACTTTTTGAGCAGGTGCAACTATCAATAATTTCTTACCTTGTGCGTGTTTCCAATAGTGATTAATGCTAATGATAGTTTTGCCTGTCCCTGTATCTAGTGGATAAATATAGTTTTTCTGACTGTTGTCAATCAATTCTTGTTGATATTTATATAATTTCATAGTAATTTACCCTCTTTCAGTATTTCTAAAAATTCCTCCATACTATTTGCCACCCCAGCTATTCCACCATTTTCTTTTATTTTTTCTATCTGTGCTTTTTGCAGGGGTGATATAACTCCGCCTTTTGTTCTTTTAACCTCTATCGCTACAAATTTTCCATTTATACAAGCTAGAATATCAGGTATTCCGCTTGGTTGAAATATACTACCGTGTACTTTAAAATACCAATATCCTTTATCTTTTAACCATTTCTTTATTTTATTCTCAACTGCTTTTTCTTTTACATCAGTTTTATCTTTCATTTTTGACCCTCCTATATAATTGAGGGGCTATAATACCCCTCTTAAAACACTTCCCCTTTGTGATTATTTAGCCATTCCACCAATTTATCTGCGATTATTAAGTATTTAACACCAATTTTAACGTATGGAAAATCAGGAAATTCTTTTGTCAGCATTTTCAATCTTGCCACACCTATATTTGTTATTGCACTAGCTTCTTTTACAGTCAACATTATCTTATTCATAATCCTCCTCCTCATCGTCATCATCAAACCAACCATCATCCCAGTCATCATAATCGTCATCAAAATCATCTAACCAACTGTCTTCAACTAACGTGTTGATTATATCCATACATTTGTTTTCTATCCACGCTCTATTGTTTGTGTACTCATTGACAGGTTCGACTACAACGTACCAATCATCATCTAAACTCTCTATTTTCATTTTTTCTGCATAATCTAATCTAAAAATATCATCATTAGTATCTAATTGCACATATCCTTTAAACATTCCATTTTCTTCTTTTACTATATATTCACGACCCATATAATTGTCAGTCTTACTATTATTCATAATCCTTGTCCTCCTCTATTACAGGTAAATAACCATTTTCTTTTAATAAATTGTAAATAAAGAGTCTCCCTTTTTGAGTCCAATAAGTATGTGTTTTAGCATTATTATCTCCAACAGCAAACGTCTTAGTTCTTGTATATCCACACTCTGCGTATTTTTGATATAAAAACCAAAGACCACTCTCTTTGTACTGTACCCCTAATTTATGTAACAGATTATTCATAAAAGCACCTGATTTTCCATAATCTTTTGCTATTTGTGTTATAGTTACTAAGTCTTTACATTGCAATATAATATCGGTATATTCTGCCTTTGGTTGCAATTCTGTTATTTGTTGCTCTTTAATTTTGTTATCTAACTTTAATTGCTCATTTTCTTTTCTTGTTCTTCCATACTCAATCAGCATTTCTCCAATTTTTTCAGGATTTCTCATCATCACATCAAATACATTGTCACTTAGATACATTCCTGTTTTTCTTATGCTGGGCAATATATCACTTGTTACCCATTTTCTTATTCTTTTAGCGTTTGGTTTTCTACTATCTAAAATGCAATCGTAAAAATTATCTTCATTTATAAAGTTTATTTTCGTTAAACGTTCTCCAAACCCAGTATTTACGTATACCTCGATAGTATCGACCCCTGCATTATCTAGTCTATTCTTAACATCACTTGAATTTCCAATCTCCAACATATCGCACACATCTTTTAAACAAAACCATACATCATTCTTATCATCTACGATTGTTCTTATTTCTCCAAACTCATTATTTTTAAATATTGTTAATTCATTTCTCATTGTTATATCCTCCATATTTAGTTAAAAAATATTTTATCTATATCATCTGTTGTTAAATTCAATATATCTCTAAGTTTTTTTAAATCTTTTATATTCCAATTTGTTTTTTCATTTATTTTGCAATATAAATTTTGTTTAGTCATTCCCATCTTTTCAGCTAATTGTTCATAATTATCTATTTTTTTCTCCAGCATTTTAATTTTTAGTAATCTTTTATTTATCATTTTTATTGCCTCCCTTACCTCTTTTACCTCCTGCAATCATACAAACTAACCATTTTAACTTATAACTAATCATTTCTTTTAATGTAGCTTTTCTAAATTTCATTTTTTCTCCATCTCCTTTATTTTTTCCACAGCTTTTTTTAATGTTAATCCTTGTAATTCTCTTTTATTCCAATATTTTATCAATATTTTATAGTGCATTTTTATTACCTCCTTTATTTTTTTATATAAAATTCTATCAGAAATATAATATATTCTATTAAAAATTAAAAAAAATATAAA